AGACGCTGTGAGTACCTGCGGTGTAAGCTGAGACATTAGCTCTTAGCTTTTCGTAGTGTCCGTGGTCATCACGAATCATAACCGATCCTTCTGAGGATACCGATTGACTGTGGACGACATGCCAAGCACCACCAATCCAAGCTTCAATGTCTACTGTTGCGGCTCCTAGTGCTGTCGTTGCTATAACAAACGTCCACCCTTTATCTCTTTCTACATTAAACTCTGCACCGGGTGCTTGGCTTGTAGCATTTAAAAGTAATGTCTTCTTATCTAAACTTCTCATAACTATTTATTATTGTGAAAGCTGTACTCCCGTTCCACCGTTACCACCACCCATTCCGATACTAGGACGACGACGAGCTGTAACTTGTTGAGTACCACGACGACGCTTAGTAGGTTGAGTAGCTCTTTGTGTCGGTGCTTTCTCAGCCATAGCTAGTGGTGGTGGTGGAGGTGCTGGCGGAGGAGGAGGCGGTGGTATCTCCGGCATAGGTGGCATCTTAGGTTGTGAAAAACACATGGCTATTGTACTTGTTTAGTTACTATATCTTGTTCGAGTTGGTCGTCGTAAGTCTGTTGTAAATAATTAATTACACTTCTTTGTCCTACCTTATACCATACCTCACGTTCTGTGTCTGTCAACAGCGGACATTTATCTGGGAATAGTTTGTCAAGTTTATTGATTAAGTCCTGAGACAGAGCGGGTAATACTATTTCATCATTCATGTTCGTCGTTCCTCCTCACATCGTGTTTTCTCACAAGTTCGCAAAACACTCTTGTTCATATAAGTTCTAGTTGTCTAGGTAGTTGATGTAACGGACACAGCTTTCGTCCCCATTGGTCAGCCATAGCATCTGCTATACCTTGGAATGTTTTAGATCGTAGCTTCTGTCGTTCTGCTTTGGTCTTAGCTTTCGATAAAATATCCATATACCATTGGGCTTGTCGCTTAGTTCTTCCTGTCTTTTTACAAGTCCACTCAAACATCTCCCCCTCACCCACGATCTTTGTAGGCTTTAGCTTAGGTAAGTTCTTTAACCATAGGCATGTAGTCTTCTGTGCTTCATCCCCAAACTGCCAAGGCTGTATGATCTGATCCGGCTTTCGTATCTCTGAAGATATAACAGACACAGGATTCTCAACTGCTATCCGTTTGATAGGTGCATCCATAAGTAATCTAACAAAGTCCAACGCTTCTCTTCTGTTAGCCCATCGCTCCTCATTCTTACTGCCATCTTTATTGTACAACCATCTGTTACCAGACACAGCTAAGTAAGTACAAGGTGGATGTGCAATCATTAAGTCCCATCCATCATTAAGAATATCTGTAACAGAGCCTTGATAGTGTGGTCCGGGTACATCTGTAGGTAATAAGTCACAAGACATAGCATCGTGTCCCTGTTTTATAAAAGCATCTCTCACTGCTCCACTGTATTCACACGCTATCAGTACTTTCATCTCTATATCCTATATCGTCCAGTTCCGACGGGAGCTTTCCCTCTTTAATCTTTTCTTCAGTCCAGCACCAAGCCGAAGCATTCCACAAGATAGCAGCCGCATGGTCTTCAGAGTTGTCCCCCTCAGCCAGCCCCAACAAATGTCTAAACATCGAGTCATATAATCTACTTAGAGGGAAACCTCTTTTCCAGTTGTTGTCTCCGTAAAGCTTTCCGCCATCTTCAAATCTTTTTGCGAGACGGCGAAGGGCGACTGGAGGTATAAGGCAGGGTCGTCCCCGTCCATCATCCCCGTCACGCTTAGCCCCCGTTGAGAAATCTCTAGTATATCCTTGGTTTGGTAGTTCTTTGGTATCCATAATTTTTTAATAGTGTTTGTTCTGAAGCAGTAGTTATCACTGCGTAGTAATCGAGCCATCCATGCATTCATCAATGCGTCTTGTTCAGTCAGCCCTGCTTTCTCGTAACATGTTACGACAGTCTCCCATGTGTATCCGTCCTTCTCCAGTATTCGTTGAGCTTTCACCACACCCACGCCGGGCACTCCGCTGTATCCATCCGTATGATCTCCCGCTATGGTTTGTATCAAGTGATAGTTGTCCGCCTCTTCCTCACTTGGTTGGTGGTACTCTCCCTTGTTATAATCAAAGAAGATACCGGGTACACTCTTGAAGTCTTTGTCTATACTAACAACGATAGTCTCTTCATCCATCGCTTTATCAGTAGCTAATATAGATATAACATCATCTGCTTCAAGGTTCGCCCACAACACACCACCTAACTCGTCGATGATCCACTGCTTTACTTGTCGTAAGATGATGGGCAGTCGAGACTTAGCACGGTTTGCTTTGTAGTCTGGGTTTAATTTACGACGGAAGTTCGCACGGTCTGATAGACACAGCACTACATTCTCTGTCTTTAGTTTCTCTTGGAACTCTACGATACGGTTGACCACACGAGCTTTAGCTAATGCCATGTCTGCGTGGACCGTCCACAGTTCGTCCTTCCAATGTATTGATTCTTCGGCTACGACCGACGCCTCGAAAGCGAGGACATCAGCGTCGATCAGTAATGTTGTTTTGGTTTTACTCATAGTATATACTCCAGTTCTCTTGGTATTTTTTATATTTAGATCGGCTTGCTTGTTCAGGTGATAGCTTGATTGTTTTACTTTCTATTAATCCACGAGGTATCATCCACCACATCTTAATAGGAGATACATAAACACCCACTACATCTACATCGTTTGATATGTGTAGCTTCTGTGTGGTTCCTGATCCAGCATTAACTGTATAGAATGTTCCAGTTTTAACAGATGTACTTTTGATTTGTACCTTCAAGTCTCCGGCTGGGCAGTGAACAATAAAGTCCCACGGCATAGGAGTGGTAGGTGTGTGTGGTTCGAAGTCACGCTCTAAACATTCTGCTATGAACCGTGTCTCTGCTATCGCTCCTATTCTTTGTGCGTTTGAACTTGGCATCTTATCGTTGTGTTGTTGTCTCCAGTCGTAGTTAACTGTAAGGTCTTGCTTATCATAGACATCGGCGAGGGTAGTGTACATATCATATTCTATCTCTGTCATTAATGTGTCTCCGCCCAGTTGTTACCGATCTTAAACTCACCGTCTAAACGTACGTTCAGCTTCAGTTGTTTACCTGCGTGTTGTATAGATTCAACGGCTAACTTACCAAACGTTTCTGCTTTATCAGGTGTTACCTCTGCTTGGAACTCGTCGTGTATGTTAGCTACGAATGCATACTCTCTACCGTGTTGCCACCTTAATCCGTTCAACAAATGAAACAGTTGGATCAACGCTACTTTCATAACGACTGCACCAGCTGATTGTAATAACATGTTTAGTGCTGCGTGACTACTGCGTATCGGAAGGATGCGTCCGTCTAAACCGATCAACTCTCCACCGTGTTTTACTTTGCGTTGTACATCAGCTTGTAAACGAGCGAGTGCTGGTAGACTACTGAAGAACTTACGCTTTAGTTTCTGTCCTTCCGCTGCTCCTCCTCCAATTATCTGACCCATCTTCTGGTCGCCAGCACCATACAAAAGTGCATAGATCATAGTCTTAGCTTGGTCCCGTGTCTCCAAACCTGCTGCCTGTTGATTGACTGTGTGTACATCTCCTTCGGTAACAATCTTAGCGTATTGTCCACCGTCGTAGAACGCCATGTAATGGGCAAGCATACGAAGTTCAAGACCAGATGCATCACACCCTACTAACTTGTACCCGTTACGAACTGTGAATAACTCACGACATTCCGATCCGTACTCAGCTCGTACACTTGGTACTTGTGCGACATTAGGATTGCTGTGTGTACATCTACCAGTAACTGCTCCGTTGGTGTTGACACTACCGTGGATCACTCCGTTCTTTTGTAACTTGAGCCACGCTTGTTGTCCCTCGGCTAACTGACCTAGTCTTTTCTGTACGAGTAGATAAGATAACAAATCCTCTGCTATAGGGTGGTCGATACCACGTAGTACAGATTCATCTACCTTATAAGATACTCCGTCGTTCTCAGTAGGTAGTTCATAACCAAGAGCCATCAATCGTTCAGCGATCTGCTTACGACTGCCGGGGTTGAACGGTATCTCTTTCACAGCGTTGCCTTGTTTCTTAGCATCCTTTACCAGCGTTTGCTTCAAACCACGACTCTTCAGTTCCTGCTTCAATTCGTTCTTTGTCTTACGTTGGATAACCTCTACACTATCGTCACTTACAATCTGTAGTGTCCAACCAGTTGGACTCTTCATCTCTACCTCTGTAGGTTTCCATTGATTCTGTAAGTCAGTGGTCAGCTTCGCTCGGATACCCATCAGCTTGGCAGTCAGTAAGTCTGCTTTATCCAGATCAAACTTAAACCCGTGTCGCTCTTGCAAGCTGATAACAAACCTGAACCAATGCTCTATAGCTATCATCTCTTTGCTTGGCTTGTGCTTGAATAGGAAGTCGTGCAGTAACTGAGTAACGATAACATCACGCTCGCAGTACTTACGCATCTCTTCGTTGTAGCTGTTGAACGCTCCGTCTTCCTCTCCGTACGTCAGCTTTGTTGTACTGCCCATACGGTGTCCCCAAGCTTTCAAACTGTGTGAACCAACGAGTGCTTTATCGAATCCGTCCCGTCCGAAGTCATCGTTCCGTAGATCAGGAAACACACAGCGACTAACGACTAATGTATCTAATACTTTAATAAGTGGCGGTGAGAAACCGTACAGCTTCTTGAGTGCTGGTATATCGAAGTCAATGACGTTGTGTCCGACGATACGGTCTGCTTTCTGTAGCTCTAACAATCCACGCTCTATACTTTCCCCGTGAAACGTCAGCATCTTAGGGATCATTGGATCGTAGATAGATAGACAGTGTACGGTGTGAAGGTCTGAGTAGGTGGACCAATCGTTAATGGCGTTGGTCTCTATATCAAAGAATAGTGTTCTCAATTTTATCCTCCTTCATTTGTTTGAGTGTAAAAAAGTTTTTATACTTAGGGTTCTCATGTACAAATAACCTAGCGTAGTAAGCAATATAGTTGTTGGATATTTTAAACTCAGAACCACTAGTCTGTATCTCGGTGTGCCATCTGATTTGATTCATTATAGCCCAGTGAGAATATCTTTTTCTGCCGGTATTGATAACTTGCATTGTAAACCTTTTAAATAATTCATACACTTCGGGATTCTTATTATGCCACTCCCACCACTTTTGTTTTATATCATTTGTTTTTGTCATTTTGTAATACTTGTTAAAACGGAATATCTCCGCTGTTGGTTTCGTTGTTATCATTTGTTGGTTTGAACACATCAGGAGTGTACCGTCCAGTGTCTCCACTATAGTAGAGTGTGTCACAGTGTCCTGTCTGTCCGCTGAATCTATTCTTCAGTACTCGGACTCGTGTCTCATTACTTATTGTTTCGCTTTGTTGGTTACGTTCCAGACCGATCACCATGTCACTTAGCTGTGCGATTGCTTGGCTACCTCTTAGGTGGTGTAGACTTACTCGTCCTCCTTCTTCGTGTCCGCTATCGACACGCTTCAAGTGGCTGACAAGTACCATACCACATCCTGTCTCTTCGACTAAAGAACGTAGCTTGGTCATGGTGTTGTCGATCAACCGTCGCTCGTCGTCTCCTTGGATACCACTGACAACAATCGATAGGTGATCCAAGAATATCCACTTACAATCGTACCCCTTTACTAGATACTTTATCTTACCTAGTAAGTTGTCGCTATCCATACTACCGAAGTGATCGTAGGTGTAGAAGTTTCCGTTACCTACCGTCTCTTCAAACGCTGGTCGCAGTACCTCCTCACTTGTATCGTCCTCTTCTAAGTGGATAGGTTTGTTTATGTGGATGCCCATGATACCAAGAGCTGTTCGCCTGACTGATTCTTCAAGAGCTATGTATCCTACCTTCTCTCCAAGTTGTAGTATGTGGTGTGCTATCTCTCTACAGAATAACGACTTACCGATACCACTACCTGCACACACCGTAACAAGTTCTCCTTGTCTAAGTCCAAGTGTCAGCTCGTTCAACCCCGCATACGGATAAGGTATAGATTTACTGTGTTGCTTATCAGCGATAACATCCCACAGTTCTTTACCGTTTACGATACCGTCCGGTCTGTACTCTCTAGCATCGAACAAGCAACTGACTAACTCCTTTGCTCGTCCCGCTACTAGCATATCAGATGGGTCCTTCAGTGGTATCTCTGCGATGTACGCTTTGCCGGGTGTTAAGAGGGCTGCACATTCTGCTGCTCCCTTTCGTCCGACATCATCCATATCAAAGCAGAAGACCACTTGTTCGTAACGATCTAACCAATCGATTGCTTGAGCTACATATTTCTTAGCTGCTCCTGCTCCGTTCGGTACAGATACGACGGGCCACTTGTTATCCATAGCTTGACTGGTACTAAGAGCGTCGATCTCTCCTTCCACTACAACAACACGACGACCGCCGTCTCGCCACAGGTGCTGACCGTATAGTCCTAGTAGCTCACCTTTGATGTGGAACTTCTTGTTAGGTGTACGAATCTTTTGTCCGCACGTCTTACCGTCTCGTGTTTTATAGTTAGCTATCTGTACAGGCTCACCATTATACACACCACACCAGTACCCCCACTTCCGACAAGTGTCTTCAGTTAGGTTGCGTCGTGCTATAGCTGTTGGTTCTCCTCTTACGTAATCTCTCGGTGTTGGGGAGGTTGATTCATTCTTCATTCGTCCGGCTCCACGGTGATCGTCGCAACTGAAACAATGGGTGCTACCGTCGTCGTTTGTGGAGAGGGCGTCTGAACTTCCGCACTTATTGCATGGTTGATGGGTGGTTGTGAAAGCCATGATTTTGGTATAGTTTTATTTGCATATTGTATGTTTTTCTTTTCGCACCAAACAGCGTAGGTGGTGTCACTTCCCTTACGAATCTTGTTGGAAGCATTCATAAATACTAGTCTTATGTCTAGGTGTGGATGTTGCTCTC